TTGACGGATTGGTACTGGGAAGATCCGATGTCGAAGAAATCGGAAATTTTATTAACGCAGGAAATGACGTCACTAGAGCTAGAATGGATAGTACTGTACTAACTTATACCCTTACCGACAGTGATTATGTGTCTACGGGACTTGGCGAGGATGCAATATTTGAAGTTAGTGTATTCGGCGACGGTAGTGTCGAAGTTGAAATAGTGGACGGCGGCAAAAATTGGCGTGTAGGAGATATTGTAACTATATCAGACAGTGACATCGGTAATACTGGTGCAGATGATGTAGTTTTTACAGTTACTAAAGTTCCAAATGGTAAAGAATATGTAAACCCATTAACAGGTGAAATTGATGGATATTTTGGCTTTCACTATCTCAGCAAGCCAAATGATCTAAGAAACACTGGCGCCGGTTATCAAAATGTCGGTAAATGGGAAATAGGTGCACTAGCACTAGAAGATAACAAAGAGTTTATTCAAGAGCAGGTAATTCAATTTATGGAAACAACTTATCCTGCTATTATCGGAAATTATGACATAAACAAATCTAAAAGAGATATTGGCCTTATTGTTGATTCTCTTGTAAAAGATTTGAGAGCTGGCGCGAACGAGTTTGCACTAGAAACTCAAGGAGAGTTTTTCTTAGGTTCGACAGGGACACTGGATCAAACTGCTCGAATTGCGGGCATGGATCACATTTATACTATAATAGAAAGTCTGTTTGACAACGCTCAGCCTACTATTTTTGATACGACCGGCGGAAACCTAGAGTATCCACAAGCAGATCTTTTCAATGGTTCTGCTGATCCGTCAGATTGGGCGAGCGATCGTCTTTACAGAGTTGGTAATATAATACGATTTGCCATCGGCGGTGGTTTCGAATATTATCAAGCTAATACAGAACACACTAGCGGTACAACGTTTAATCAATCAGAGATTGATCTTTACTGGGACCAAATAGACGGACCCAAAGAAGTATCGCAAAATCTAATCGGCACTGTTACCTTCGGACTGAAAAATCCTGATGATTTCAACCCTCCATTACCAAATGACCACATGGACGTGTTCTTAATGAATGATGCAACTATTGTAAGAAATGTCACTGTACAGGGTCATGGCGGCTTTATGATTGTGCTAGATCCTGAGGGTCAAGTACTAACCAAATCACCATATATCCAAACTGGCTCAAGTTTCTCTAGATCACAAAACAAACAAGTGTTCAGTGGAGGAATGTTTGTAGATGCATTTACTGGTAACAGTGCAGTACAAGTTACAGAAAAAGTAGACGGATCACCATTTCGACTGAAAATACAGAGTCTAGGAAGTCAATTGGATCCACAAGGATTATTTGTTCGACGCCCGCAAACGCCTAGTCCATTTTATATTGATGGAAGACGTTTTCAAGTAAATTCAGTAACACTGTATGATCCCGATAATGGTACTGCTGAAATTATATTAGATCCCAGTTCAAATGACGGCGCTGGCTTTGCTGGTGTTACCAGTGTACTAAGCACAGGTGTTGACCTCGATGATCTTTCTGATCCTATTGATATTACCATGCAAACTGCTGGTAATAGAAGTATGTTGGGCAATGACTTTACACAGGTAAATGATCTGGGATATGGTCTGGTTGTAAACAACGGTGCTTTATCAGAAATGGTCAGCATGTTTACATACTACTGCTGGGTCAGCTATTATTCTAAAAATGGTTCGCAGATTCGTTCACTTACTGGTTCTAGTTGTTATGGTGAATATGGTCTTATAGCAGAAGGATCGGACCCGAATGAAATTCCAGATGCTATAGAACTTGCACAAGACATGGTTTTACCTGCTAAAGCATTTTCGGCCGATGTAGTCCTGGAACTAGATAATCCTGTAATCTTGGAGAGAGGGGAAGTTGTTACTCAAGATAACACCACTGCAACAGGTACAGTTTCAGTAGGAACAGGTGAAAATGGAGCATACAAAATTTTCTTAGACAGTACTGTGGGTTCATTTGATACTACTAACAACTTGAGAATCACCGGTCCGATAACAGGTGATTCTACAATAACTGATCTAGCGTCGAGACCAACAAGTGTAGATTCGACAGGTTACTCAAACACAGAGGAAAGTCTTTCAATATATGTATATGACATGAAAGAACCTCCTTCGAATAGATCTGAAATTGATGTATATCATCCGTTGAGAGATACTTTTGCGAGATATGAGGTTGCAAATGTAGAATTAATAACCGTTGTTCTAGGAAAATATTCAAACATTAATCAAGATATTCCTGCTACCGTAGTTACAGCCTCGGGTACTAATGCATTGTTTAATCTGTACAAATCAGTGGCAAGTGATTATACCGTTGAAATAGTAAGTGCAGGAACTGATTATCAGATCGGTGACACCTTTACTGTAGATGGTGACAGACTTGGTGGTATAACTGGTATACATGATGCTGTTATCACTGTTGACGAAATAGGTGACCTTGGGAACATAGTACAGGCTAGTGTAACTGGATTGATTTATGTAGATCCGACTACGCCGACAGTAGATGGTAACATATATAAACTAAACTTTAGTACCAGTGATTCTCAATTCAGTGACACAGGTTTACTTGAACGAGTAGAGTATGATACCTTTATAAACTACAGAAGAAACCAAACTCATATATTCAGTGATGTAGCAAGGCCTGATGTTTTAACAATTAGACCTTCAACAGCAGTAATTTTTAAAGAAAATCCTAATTTTGTTTACAGAAGTATCAGTTTCTTAAATTCTGACAGCGTTGGCAATACTCTTCCCGAGGGCACAGTTCAAGCTGGATTCGATGAAACCTATGATTACATTAGATTAATTGTTGACAGTGCCAAAGCTCAGGAAACAGCATTAGCAGGATCAGGTACAACCAAGGGCGGTACGATAGGCGATACTGTGATTGCAGTTACAGCTACAATAGATGCCAATGAAATTTTTAGATTAAACAATAACGCTAGAACACCAGAAGCAAATCGGCCACTGGGTTGGACTACAGAAACTCTTGCAGATGAGGCTCCTATTCTAATATGGAATGGTAAAAAACATTACGTGTTTAACTACAGAGGAGTAGACGAAACAGATACCGTTGTACCTATATCTGAAGATAATCTGTACGGAATCGTTGACATTGTGGATGCCGGCGAAGAAATAAACTATCCAACTACTGCTTCGGGTTTGGCTAGTCCTGTTATTTTAGGTAATGAATTAGTTACATTAAGAGCAGGCCTAGAAGCTGGTGCAGCAGGTGATGTAACAGTGAATATTTCAACCTGTCGTGCCACATCACATGATTTCTTAGATGTAGGCACAGGAGGATTTAATCAGTCTAATTATCCAAATGTTATCTTTGGTTTACCTAGAGAAAAAAATCAAGCCAACGAGGTTCTCGAAAGAACCAAAGGTCGCGTGTTCTATGTGAGTACTGACCAAGACGGAGTATTCCGTGTAGGTAGATTCTTCTCAGTTGACCAAGGAACAGGCACTGTTACATTCTCAGCAAGTATTGCACTGAGTGATGTTGACGGGCTAGGTTTCAAGCGCGGGGTTGTTATTACAGAATTTTCAACTGATACTGCAATGACTGACAACGCAAGTGACACTGTTCCTACAGAAAGTGCTGTTCGAGGATACGTCAATAGACGCCTAGGTTATGATGTCAACGGTTCACCTGTTGCAAATAAATTAGGTCCTGGGGTACTTGCTCCCAATGGTGCTGTGCCTATGACAGACGATTTAAACGCAGCCGGTAATACCGTTACTAACTTAAAAGCACCGGAAACTGACTCGGATGCAGCTACAAAACGTTATGTTGATCAATCTATAAACAACAACGACAGTATTTTTAGTTTAACAGATATAGAAATCAATGACTACGCAGAAGGTCAACTTTTGGTAGCCACAGGCTATAAGAAAATATTTTTATTGACCAGTGAAATTCTCAACGGACCGTTCAGCGTAGGAGAAGTATTTACAGTCAGCAGCAGCGGAGCCACTGGCGAAATTATAGATTTATTTGATACAACTACAACAGCCGGTCCTGCATTGGCAATTGTTTATAACCCAGGATCAGGAAATATTGAAGCTGCTGATACTATCAGAGTCACTGGAGGTGCAGAAGGACCAGTATTAGAAGATCCTGTCAATGAGTGGGCCAACGGTGTTTACAATGCAGGAAGCGATATTACTGTTGATACAAATAGGGAAAGAACAATAGTAGGGGGACAGGTAACTGACAGATATACTACTATTAATTTACAATATAAACCCAACAGTATTGTTAACAGTGATATAAATGCCAGTGCTAATATAGCACAGAGTAAACTCAATCTCAATTCAGCTACTATACGGTCAAATTCATCTGGTATTACACAAAATGATCTAGGTGTTGCAGCTTTTGATAGCGATATTTTTTCAACAACTACTGGATGGGTTACTATCGAAAATGGCGGAATACCTCTAAGGAAAATCGAGCGCATCAATGACGGAACTGTTCTAGGTAATTATTCTGGTGATAGTTCAGATGGTGATATCGATGCTATTAGTTTTGAAACTGTCATTGACCAAGGCGGCGGCCTGTTAGACGAAGACTTTGCAGATACTGTGTTAAGTACAGACGACCCGGGTGTAGCACTGGTTAGAATAGGTGCTGGTGATTATGCTATTTCAAATATCACAGTCACCGGTGAAGTCAACAGTATAGTTAAAACTGATGCAGATGGAAGTATACAAGTCAATTCACTTATACTAGGCGGCGACAGCAGTTATGAAATACTTTCTCTAGATACCACCGAAATTGTATTCAAAACCCCAGCGCAAGGTGAAATTCTAAGAGCAGTAGGCAATAGCGGTACCAGTGGTAATACTAATCCGGATGTAAATATACCAGGACACGTAAACATCGGTGCAACAGGTGTAACAGAAAGTATTCTACAAAATCAGTCAAACTTTACAGGTGAAAGTGCACTGGGTGTTGATTGGATTTACAGTTCATTTATCGAAGCCCCTGGAGAAAAAGGATTGGCAAGTACCGGTATCGCAATCGGCGCAAACACAGGTAAAACTACGCAGGGTCAGATTGGTATAATTGTTGCCGACAGCGGTACAAGCTCAAGCGTTGCACCTTTTATTTTTAATTCAACCGGTGCTGTACCAGATCTAACCAGTACGTATGATATAGGTAGTCCTACTTTAAAATACAATACCATCTACGCCGAGCTGTTTAGCGGTGTTGCACTCGAGGCTTATTATGCTGACCTTGCAGAAAACTATTTAGGTGATAGAGATTATGAACCTGGTACTGTGTTGATATTCGGCGGGGAACATGAAGTCACTGTTACAAATTCAAGAGACGATCATAGAGCAGCCGGAGTAGTAACTACCAATCCGGCACAATTAATGAACAGTCATTTAAAAGGCGAACATGTTGTTGGCCTAGCACTGCAAGGTCGTGTGCCATGTAAAATAATAGGACGTGTGCAAAAAGGTGATATGATTGTTACCAGTAGTGTACCAGGTTATGGTATGGTTAACAATAATCCAAAACCCGGTACAATTATAGGTAAAGCACTATCTGCTAAAGATTCTACAGACAAAGGGATCGTAGAAATTGTGGTAGGTAAACACTGAGGAATTAAAAAATGACAAAACAAACTATTGACATAGGTACATCTCCAAACAAAGGCGACGGTGATCCGATAAGAGTTGCATTTAGAAAAATCAATGACAATTTTACAGAACTATATGATGGAAATTTTGTCGAACCAACAAGTATAGGTTCAAGCTTAATTCCGGCAAATACAGCTACAGTAGATTTGGGTTCCGAAGATCGTCAATGGGCGGATCTTCACGTGAGCGATTTTATTTACTTAAATGGTCAGCGAATAGAAGCTTTATCCACAGGTTCATTGTTAATCAATGGATCAGAAGTTTTAGAAGAAACTGTGTTCGGCACTGGCGGTATAGTTAGTGGAAATATCATACCCGATACAGATGTTGAATACGACCTAGGGAGTGCAGACAAGAGGTTTCGAGATCTTTATCTAAGTGGCAGCACTATAGATCTAGGTGGAACTGAACTTAGTGTTGTAGATGGCGAACTTCGTTTAGGTGATGTACAGATTCCGACTGTTACAGATTTAGCAAATGGTATCTCTATTAATTTTACAGGAGATTTGCAAGGTAGTTTATTTTCCGATGACAGTACATTACTTGTAGACAGTGTAAACAGTAAAATTGTCGGTGATATCGAAACAGACAGTCTCACAGTCTCGGGTACAGGTTTAATCAATTTCAATAACGATGCATACAACGATACCTTCTACGGAGGATTTACCACAGACAAAGCAATACTGTCGATACAGGGTGCCGATTACTTGGCAGGAAGCAACGATGGCGGTGGTGTAACTATCAGAGGTGGCCTAGCAAGAAACGGTGGTAACAACGGTGACGTAATTATTTCAAGTGGGGCAGGCGGCGCTGCTGGCACCGGTTTCATTAGTCTACTGGCTGATTATATTGCTACTAGCGGCACATGGCTTGGTACACAGACTATGGACACACAGGGTTCGGTTTTTGGTGATGATAGTACACTGCTGGTAGACGGAGTGAATGGCATCGTTACAGGACCACTCACAGGTAACTGGACTAGTCCAGGAAACTACTTTACGGTTAGTGGAGCAGGATTAACGGTAAACAGTACAACAAACTCGGTTTTGAGTATTAGTGACTTTGGTCTATCTTTTATTCACAGTGAAAACACTGATAATATATCACTAAGCGTTAACAGTAACGGATTCGCCGTAGCAGGAGACGGCAATGTAAGTATTGCTATGAATAACTTTGCTGCTAGTTTATCTAATAATGTATCAGTTGCAGTAACTAATGACATTGCAATAACAGCAAGTGGAGATTTTACACTGTCGGCCAATACTATTGATTTCAGTGGTGTGTTAACAGCCAATGGTATTTTTACAGGAACACTTACTGGTGATTTCAAAGGTAGTGTATTTGCTGATGACAACACACTGTTAGTGGACGGCGAAAACAATAAGATTGTTGGTTCTATAGACACAAACACTATTGCTACAAGTTCTGGAAATTTGACTATAACTGCTGACAATTATGTTATAATTGACAGTGCAAATAACGGTCAAATTGAGATCGGCAGATCAAGCGGAGTCGGTAATGTTATTATCGGCAATACTGCAAATAGTACTGATGTCGAAATCAAAGGTAATATTTTGTTGGCATCAGGTTTAACTTTTGACTTTAATAATGCTACTGTATCTAACTTTAAAGTAGGGAACAACAGTGGCATAGCCTACCAATTTGGCTACAGTGCACATGATGCAGTCAGCACAGCTGGAAATGATTTTAGTATTAATTCATCTACTGTAATTTTATCCCATGTTGCAACATCCAATAGTGTACAAGGTGCAAGAATTGACGTCAGTGGAGTTACATCAAATACTAGTGCAGGAACTGGATTAATTTATATACAACGAAGAGTGAACAGCGGCAGTTGGAATGTCTGGAGTTCGTTTGTTGTCGACGGAGCCGGGGATCACTTTAATCATAGTTTTGTAGATTTTTACGATACAGGAGGTACAAGTGTTGATGTTGCCGCGGGTGATACTGTAGAATATAAACTAACCAATGGCACTGATAATTCTAATTATAGTGGAAATTCTTCAGGAACTGTAGATTTTGAATTATTTTTCGGGTTTCAATTTACTGCAACTGAGCTTCCATTGAGTTACAGTTTAATACAGCCGTGATACGATAAATACACTAAACAAATAGGATTTATAAGAATGGCGAATAGATATCCCTTAGTGTTAGATACCGCAGATGGCAATAAAATAAAAGAACTGCCAGAAGGTGATAATCTCTATCTAAGAACCAATAGCATAGAAGATGTACAAAATATCAATGCTCTGGGAGTTATCAATGCTGCCGATATACGAATCGGCGGCCAAACACTACAAGCTCAAAATATACTTGATTTGGCAGACACGCCTAGTTCGTTCGTAGGAGCAGCTAACCAAATTTTAAAAGTAAAATCAACAGAAGATGGAATAGATTTTGTTGACATAGCTGACCTAGGTGACCTCACAGCAGGTACTATTACACTAACAGGCAATATTGTTCCCAATCAAGACAACATCAGCAGTCTGGGTACTGACAGTAAAAAATATAACAATGTAAAATCCTACAATCTTTTTGGCAATCTCAGAGGTTACGACGGTACTTTGGTTTTTGATGCTAGTACAAATAAATTGTTTTACACAGCATTGCAAGGTGCTCCGACAAGTTTATCAGAATTTACCAACGATGTAGGTTATATAACAATTGATCAGGTTGGTGATTATTTAGAGAATAATCTAACTGTAAGTGATTTTCAAGGTAGTGTATTTTCAGATGATAGCACTATATTAGTCGATGCTGTGAATGGAGAAATCGTTGCACCAATTAGAAATCTAGAAATAGTTGGCGAAACAGATAATGGTGATTCGATAATTGATAAAGTAAATCCTGTAGAATATCTGGTTGTAACAGTAAATGAAACTGTAAGATATATACCACTCTTTGCATAATGGAGAAATAGATGGCAATAGAATTAATCAATGTAGGGCTGATTGCAAATGACGGTACAGGCGATGATCTCCGTGAAGCTTTTATTAAAATAAATCAAAACTTCGAAGAACTTGATCTTCGCGACGACGAACAAACCACTGCAAGCAACATCGGTATTACGGGCGAAGGTGTTTTTGCACAAAAAATAAACTATGATTTACAATTCAAAAGTTTAGTTGCAGGCGAAAATATTTCACTGAATTCTACAGACACAGCCATAACTATAGATACAATCAGTGATTTAAATTCCATAGCATTAAGTGCCGACACTGGTAGTGTCACTCTAAATGAAGATGCTTCATTGAATATAATAGGCGGAAATAATGTATCAACTTCGATAATCGATAACACACTTACAATCGATTATAACGGAATAACAGATCTTTCCAGTGACCCTGCCCCTAGATTATCAAACACATTAGATGTACAAGACAACAACATTATTAATGTTAATACTTTAACTGGTGCAAATGTTGTTAGTTTAGTGCACGGTATTGACATAAGACAATTGAATTTCAAAGTAAACGACCTAGTAATTGATTTTGATTTCGGAACTATTACTCCAGAGGTTGACAGTATTTTAAAATGGCTGGTTTTGTCTACAGATGTTGATTTTGGATCAATTACAAACCCAGATCCAAAAAATGTTGACCTAGGCATTTTAGTTTAAAATTACAATAAATATTGTAAAGGAATCGTAATATGTCAGATCTCTCTCTGTGGAATATCGCAACAGGAATAGAATTAACAACTTTTATCGAACGAGAAAAAATCGAATTAGCATTACCTATTGCAAATGGGTTTTCTGATATAGAACTAGAAGTTATAAGTGGAAATTTACCCAGTGGAATTAGATTAGAAGGGACTAAATTAGTCGGAACTACATTCGAAGTGGTTCGAGATACTGTTTTTACTTTTGTAATTAGGGCACATTGGCAAGGATATTTTGACGATAGAACTATAAAAATTATAGTCGTTGGCCCAGATTCGCCCGAATGGCGTACTCCCGAAGGGTTATTGCCCGTAGGAACAAACGACACATTTTTTATTTTAGATAGCGAACCTATAGATTTTCAGTTGCTAGCAGTAGACACAGATCTAAGTGCAGGCGACGTTTTAGATTATTTTATTGCCGAAGGTGACGGCGTATTACCACCAGGTATTGAATTAACTAGAGATGGAAGATTAGTAGGTGTAACTGAGCCTCTTCTAAGTTTAGACAAAAGATTCGAGGGCGGAGGATATGATACCGTACCCTATGGTGATTTTCCTTTGGATTATGGTACACTTTCGTCGAACGGTTATGACAGTTATTTTTACGATTCACAGGGTTTTGGATTTTCAGAACCCACCCAAAGCTTAAGAAAGCTGAACAGATACTATCCATTTGCTGTGACTGTAACAGATGGAGATAATTTTGATCGAAGAGAATTCAAAATTTATCTTGTAGGTGATGATTATCTGCGTGCGGATAACACTGTAATGAAAGTATCAAATGGTATTTTTACTGCTGATAATACACATGTGCGAACACCAAAATGGCTTACACCCTCGAATCTAGGCTTTAGGCGGGCTGACAATTATACTACCATTTATTTAGATATAATTGACCCTCCTACATTGTCAGGTGCAGTAAGTTATACACTGGAAGATGTCAACGATGATGGCACACCCAGTGTGTTGCCACCAGGATTAGAATTAGACAGCAGAACAGGTGAAATTGTAGGTCGAATTCCATACCAACCGGCAATAACTGAAAACTATAAATTTACTGTGAGAGCAACTAGGTTCACAGGCGATTTAGAAACACTTGAAATTGTTGGAAATTTTTACGAAGATGTATTGCTAGGTGAAAATAATTTCAAAATTTTTAAAATTGACCGAACCGGAGATCTTGACGGAATCGATGATCTAAGAGAATTGATAGGTAGAGAGATACTACTTAATAATCGCCTATATACTGTAACAAATGTTGATGATGATAATACAGATTATGATACAATATTTTTAGATGATACGGTTGGTCCGAACATAAGTTTATTGTTGAGTAGGACAGCATCGATCGGACAAAATTACATGTTTGTGAAACGATTAGATGAAAATCAAAAAAATAAGTATCAAGGAAGAACTCTCAATTTTGGTAACAACGGAAGTTATACCATTGCTGATATTGTTCCTTATATCGAATATGAAATTGAAAAAACATCAGTTGGTCCTATATTACCTGCGGGTAGCCCTCAGATCATTGACGTATTCGAAAGCTATTTTATAGGTGATTATGCCGTCTATGATACAAGTACCGGCGGCGATGGAAAAATTTATAAATGTATCGAAGCTCATAGCATAGAACCTCAGTTAGACCAAAATGACACTCCAATACAAATCAATGGGGTTACTCAAATTGTTTTTGAACCATCTAAGTGGCAATTGGTCGCCGATACTCTGTCACAACTCAATATAAATGATCAAATTACTGCTACTAAACAAGCTCTAGAAGATGATTTTGGAGGTGTTGCTTATATAGAAGTTATTACAGACGACAGATGGAGAATACAATTACGCAGCACTGCTAGAACTAGAATTGCATCAAAAATAAAAGAATTCTTTACAACATCAGATGATTTTAGAATTCAATTGTTGAGAGACAACGAAGATAGATTAGAACTAAGCAACAATCTGCAATTACAATTAAATCAAGGAAGAAATATCGGTATAGCACTATTTAGAAATGACTTCTTTAGAAAATCTATAGTTATTGCCGATACCAATGATGAAATTAATATTCCAAGTTCTGCAAAAACCTTCGAGTTAAATGTTATTGGAGAAATAGATTCCACTATCAATTGGATCACTGATTCGAATCTAGGATCTATCCCTGCAAATTACATAAGCAATCTAAAAGTAGAAGCAGAAACAACTGTTCCTGACACTAGAATGATTTATAGATTAATTGAAGGTCAATTGCCATTTGGGATGCATCTAAACTATCGAGGAGAAATTATAGGTCGTGCAAATCAATTTGCAAATGACCAAACATTGGGATTAACTACATTCGATAACAATACAACAGGATTCGACGGACTGGTTCCAGGTATAACACGATTTGATAGAGAATTTAAATTTACTGTAGAAGCAAGAGATCGATTTGGCTACAGTGCCATCACAAGAGAATTTGTATTAACAGTGGAAGATCTCGACCAAACACGTTATACCGATATAGTTGCAAGACCATTTTTGAAGCCCGAGCAGAGGGATCTGTACCAACAGTTAATATCAAATAGTAATATCTTCACCCCTGAAAGTATATATAGGCCAAGCGATACAAACTTCGGAATTCAAGATAAAATAGAAATGTTGGTATATGCGGGAATTGAAGCTAAAAGCATCGACGAATTTGTTGCAGCAGCAGCCAAAAATCATCGAAGAAAAAAATATACTCTAGGAGAACCTACCAAAGCTGTTGCCAGAGAAGAGCTGTCTGATGAAACTATATATGAAGTTGTATACGTGCCAGTTTATGACCAATACCAAAGCGCAAAAGGCAAAACTAGAAACAGTTATACTATAAACACTAATAATAAAATTACAGCGGATAGTATTACCTACGCTCCTGTAGATGATGAAACTCGAACCGGTTTAGGTTACACAAGTCTGCCTGTCTACGGACGTAGTATTATTAGATTTGTGTTTGCGTACGATAACGATTCGATCTTAATAGAAACTCGAGACGGTACTGTAAATCTCAATGTCGACAACAACGATTTTGAATTGGTTATACAGGACAACAGCAATGTAACTGTGCAACTAGAACTAAGCGACAGCGAACCTTATAGAATAAGACCCAAATCAGCAAACACAATAAAAGCTGATTCCGATGCCATCAAAGTTAGTAATACAAAAGATCAAACAAGATATATATCTAGTATAGAACATATGAGAGATCGAATAAAGAATATCGGAAAAAGTCAAAGAGAATACTTGCCACTTTGGATGAGAACTGCACAAGAACCATTCCAGCAATTAGATTACGTAAGTGCTGTTCCAATCTGTTTCTGCAATCCAGGAACTGCTGACGATATTATACTTAATATTAAAAACAATGGATTTGATTTTAAACAAATAAATTTTGACATTGATCGCTATATTATCAAAGAAACTGAAAACATAAGTCAAGAACAATATGTTTTATTTGCCAACTATCAATTTAATGTATAAATATAAAAAAGAGGATTAAAATATGACCAGCCAGATTATCAGCAACACCATAGATGCAGCATTTCCAGTAGCCGGCGTTGACAATAACACACAAGGTTTCAGAGACAATTTTCAAATCATTAAAGATGGACTAGGAACTGCTGCCAGTGAAATTACAGAGTTACAAGATTCAACAGCAAAGCTCGATGAGAATAATAATTTTGATGGTTCTCAAATAGCTAGTGCAAAATTTCTCGACTCTAGACATGAAATTTCTATCAATGGTGCACCTCTTACAACTGGTGTAGAAATAGATGTTCGCAATGCTTATTACCATAGATATGTAATTGGTGCTGATTTAGACATATCAGTAAGAGGATGGCCGCAAGATAGTTATGCTAAAATTGTTATAGATTTAACTGGTCAGGGTCTTGAACAAGATGCAGAAGTTAGAACTGTAACACTTAATCCTACCAGTGGTACATTTCTCAAAAACCAAGCCTGGAATGGAACTGTTTCCGTTGACGAAGGTACAACTGATAGTCACATAATAGAATTATGGACTTACAATGGAGGAATTACCGTATTTGGTCATTACCTAGGTAAATTTGTTTAAAAATGTTTAATCCTTTTATCGATGCAAAACAGTACACAGAACCTCAACTGGAGTCAAAGATACTTGAACTTCAAAAAAAATATTTTCAATCTCACAATCCTCTCTTGAAACAGCAAATTGCTGTTAGCATAGATACGTTTAAATCAGAACTAGATGCCAGAAAAGCTGCGGCAGCCAAAAAACAACAAGAAGATAACAACAATGATCTTGACAGTTTAATTAATATCAGTTAAACTGCGTAAATGCTCATGAAAACAGATGAATTAGGTATTCCACGATTCTCTAATCGCGACTTAATCGATATGATCTATAGTGGTCATTCGGATAAAATTCATGTGGTGTTGTGTGATCCTTCAGACGATATAGACCGTTTTAACGCCGCTATGGAAGAGCAAGGCTTTGACACGTTACAAAAGTATATCCCACTAGATGTAGATCAAAAGACTTTTGACGGTGTATGTCAAAGTGAATGGTTTATGCCTGATGAATATAAACGTCTTGATTTAGACGATTGGTGTCTTCGCAAACTTATGAAGTTAAACGATGTTGTTCGACCTCATCAGACTCTTGATTCAAAAGAATGGGAAAGAGTACAAGAAGAACTAACTGCGTTTGCCGAGCGTGGTATGTATGATCTACTACGCTATATGATCTATCTTGTAGACTATATGCGTGAGAACGATATTGTGTGGGGAGTTGGTCGGGGCAGTAGTGTCAGTTCGTATATATTATTTCTCATCGGAGTTCATAGAATCGATAGTTTAAAATATGGTCTTGACTGGCGAGAATTTTTGAGAGACTAAATATACGCATATTATAAGGAGACAAATATGTCAAAAACACATAGAGGCAAAAAAGAACATCGATCAATGCGTGGAAAAATAGTAGACATGGATCTATTGCGTAAACGTAACGAACTTACCCCGGCAATAGGTAATGCTCGTGTAAATGCTCGGGGCGACGAACTTGGCCCCGGAGGAAAGATTGTTCGCAAGCGAGAAGAGATTATACGAGATTACTACGATAATAATACAAATGCTGTAAGAGATGACAGCGGTAGAGCAAAAAGAAAACCAGTTACCGTACAACAAGAAGCTGCAAAAGCAACAACTGAATTAACAGATGAAGAAAAAGATCTGCTAGAAGATGATGACTGGATCGAAGACGAAGAAGGCAATTTTAAAAGAAAAGGTGAAGAATGAGTTTGAACTTAAACACTATCAAAGGTGATCTGCGACCCATAGGAAATAGAGTGATTGTGAGTGATATGTATTTTGGTGAACAAAAAACTCGCAGTGGCTTAATTATTTCAAACGATGATGGCACTACTAGAGGCATCTATCCTCGATGGGGCCGGGTGTATGCAAAGGGTCCGGACAACAAAGATGAATATTCAGTAGGTGATTGGATTTTGATCGAGCATGGTCGATGGACTAGAGGTGTAAAAATAGACAACGGTTCTGGCGAAATTGAACTGCGAATGGTAGAAGCTGAAAGTGTATTGGCTATGAGTGACCAAAAACCTGACGGTGTACAGTTCGGCGAGGAATTTTCAAATGGAGATTCAGCAAATTTTAACCCTGAATCATTTATCAACAGATGAACTTGAAAGAAAATTAGGCAGGTTAGATTTTGCTTATTTTCTAATAAATGATAGACAAGAACGACAAAAAATGTTATTGTTTATAGACGAAGTTAAACTTGAACTGATGAAAAGAGGAAAAATATGACCAACCCATTTGAAGATTCACGTAATTTTATGAAAGCCATTGACAATACCACAGACAGTTTCAATTGGGATCAATTGAGTCTGTATGTCAAATTGATCGACGAAGAGTGGAACGAACTACACGAAGCACTGGAAGCACAAGCAGAACCCGATCGAGTTGAAACACTTGACGCACTGGTTGACCTTTTAGTGGTCACATTGGGCGCCATACACAGCATGGGTGCAGATTCACAAGGTGCATGGGACGAAGTTATGCGCACAAATTTTGCCAAAGTCGATCCAGCGACTGGCAAAGTACGGCGCAGAGAGGACGGGAAGGTTCTCAAACCCAGCGACTGGACACCGCCTAATTTAGAACCATTTGTAAAATAATAGTTGACTTCTTGCTCTCAATATGTTCTAATGCTTAGAGCAAGGAGTTATTTTATGAAATTACCAGTACCGCAAAAAAGTGGATTAGGTACCACAGGAGCAACCGGTATTGCTCTAATGATACTAGATATTACAGGATATTTAACAGGTTGGGCCTGGCCGTTGCTGTATGTTTTTCTTATAATTTCAGGAATTGGACAGGAAAATAGAAAACAATGACCATACATGCGACTATAGATTTAGAAACTCTCGATACCAAACCAAGTGCCACTGTTCTTAGTTTAGGTGCAGTTAAATTTGATCCATATTCTAAAGCTGATCCCCATTCGGAACTATACTTTAAAATTAACATCGACGACCAGGATAGATTAGGACGTTCCACTAGCGACGATACAATTGCATGGTGGGCAAAGCAGGATCCTAAAATTCTAGAAGAAGCGTTTGATCAATCCAAACCGGAAGAAGTTATGACAGTAGAACAGGCACTGGATGTTCTTACCAAATGGATTTGGGGAACAGACGTTCTCTGGGGTCAAGGTTACGGTTTTGACTATACTATTATAGAACACATGTATAGAAGCCTTGATAAACCCATTCCTTACAATTTTTGGCAGGTGAGAGATAGTCGTACATTATTCAGTGTATGCAAAGAGGACCCCAGAAAAAACATACAAAAAAATTTACACAATGCACTTGCAGATGCTTATTATCAATCCAAGGCAATACAAATCGCCTATGAAGAACTAGGAGTTAATAGACAATGACAATTGGTCCATTTAGAGATGCTTTTGAAGCCGATACCAAAGGTGTTATACGTAGAGAAATCACAACTTATCGCGTCGACAACGGTATAATGATCAAAGAAACTACTGTGCGCGATTACTATAGCGATGGCGATTATCACGATAGTATGTCATCACTTCCGTTAGTAGAAAGATGACAAGGGTAAACTTAGATAACATAGGTTTAGATATTCCGCATAGGCGAAAAGCAGTAATGTGGTTATATGATCGTTATGGACCGGCCGGTGACAGTTGGAAAATAGAAAAACTTACCTATGTTATTTTTGAGAATGACAAAGACGCAACACATTTTATCTTGAGGTGGTCATGATACGTTGGTACGATTATGTTCTTGCAGTTATAGCAGCCGACTTTATACTAGGATTTATGCTGTGGGGATTTATGTCTACTACATGGTGGGAACCCATGGTAGCTGGTTTGTTGGCCGGTATGATTTGGCAGGCATGGAGTAAAGACTATTGTGCATATAGATTAAGACAGGAAATAAAAAATGAAAGGTTTTAAGAATCGCAAAGAGTTCGAAGAATGGGCATTTGACCAGTTCAATCGGTATGGTATTAGACAACCAGATACATACAGCGAACAGGAATTAATTGATTTAAATCCATCAGTACCGGTGGACTTCATTAGACAGCATGTAAAGAAAAGAGATAAGATGTCACAATGAAGAGAAAATCGACTTATATGGAGGTAATAAATCGAGAATGTCCTAAAGATGGTAAAGGACGATTTAAGGCTATGGATGTGATACGTGTGTCTCAAAAAATTTACAATGAACAACAAAAGACTATCAAAGCATTAGAGAGTCATTTAGATAGCATTACAAGGATTAATAGAAAATGAAAGAACTTTGGACTGAAAAATACCGACCGAAAACTGTAGATGGATATGTATTCAGAGATGAAGCACAACGCTCTCAAGTCAAAACTTGGATCAAAGACAAAAGTATACCACATCTTCTTTTTAGCGGAAACGCAGGTATTGGTAAAACCACATTAGCAAAACTTTTGTTTCATGAACTAGATATAAATCCTTTGGATATTCTTGAAATCAACGCAAGTCGAACTAATTCAGTTGATGATGTAAGAGACAAAATTATAAGTTTTATACAAATGATTCCGTTTGGCGATTTTAAAATTGTGCTGCTAGACGAAGCTGATTATTTTTCACCAAATGCACAAGCAGCTCTTCGCGGTGTGATGGAAGAATATCATAGCACAGCACGTTTTATTTTAACCTGCAACTATCCGAATAAAATTATTCCTGCTATTCACAGTCGCTGCCAAGGCTTTCATATTGCAAAAATTGACCAAACAGATTTTACTGCTAGAATAGCTGAAATTCTTATCTCAGAAGGCGTTGCTTTTGAATTAGATACACTAGATACCTATGTAAAAGCAACTTATCCTGATTTACGTAAATGCATCAATATGGTACAAATGAATAGTCAGGATGGAAAACTTCTCGAGCCGCAGCAAGGTGATACTGGTGAAAGTGACTGGAAACTAGAAATGGTCGAACTATTCAAAGCGGGAAAAATTCATGATGCCAGAAAACTGTTATGTGGTTCGGTTCGTCCCGAAGAAATGGAGGGAATTTACCGTTGGCTCTATGACAACATTGAATTGTTTGGATCAGAAGAACAACAAGATTCGGCAGTATTGATTATTAAGCAAGGTTTGGTAGATCATACATTGGTAGCTGATCCTGAAATAAATCTAGCAGCAACACTTATTAAACTAGGAAGTTTATGATGCCAAAAAAAATTAAAAAGTTTAGAGTTCGTATTAAAAACCCGAAGACCTTAGGCAGCTAGTTAAGATGATTAGAGCAATATTAGCACATGACGCTTACTGGGGTATTGGCAAGAACGGTGATTTACCGTGGCCCAAGAACGCAGAAGATTTAGCATGGTTCAAGGAATGTACCGAAAACTCTATGGTTGTTATGGGCAGACGCACTTGGGAAAGCTTACCGCGCCGACCCCTGCCTAATAGGCGCAACGTAGTGATATCGAAAAATTTAGAAGATAGCAATACAGCACAAGTTGTTGATCCAAATGATCTTGCGCAGTTTCTTGTGGTACAATCAGCACCAATTTGGATCATAGGTGGTGCACAGCTACTTGAAAGTTGTTTGCCGATCACCGAAGAGTTGTGGTTCAACGACGTAGGCGGAGATTACGATTGTGATGTATTTCTGCCCAAACAAGCCATTGCATCACAATTTGAACCCGACACTGTAGAGATCAAACCCTACGGTATAATTACAAAGTGGAAGAGGAGAAACAATGCAGCAATATCATGATGCTCTAGCGCATATTCTAGCGCATGGTAAAGAACGCGAAGACAGAACAGGCGTAGGAACCCGCAGCGTATTCGGGTACCAAATGCGATTTGATCTTAGAGAAACGTTTCCGGCTGTTACTACCAAACGCTTGGCATGGCGAGCAGTTGTAGGGGAACTGCTTTGGTTCTTAGAAGGAAGTTCAGATGAACGTAGATTAGCTGAAATTACCTTTGAAAAACCTAGAGAAGAACTCGTAGGCAAGCAAACTATTTGGACTGCAAATGCAGACAATCAAGCCAAATCTCTAGGATATGTAAACACAGATACTGTGAAAGATCTAGGTCCGATCTATGGCCACCAGTGGCGCAGTTGGGATGCACAAATAGGACGTGTAGATCAAATTGCAGAAGTATTAGAACAGATGCATTATGATCCGCACAGCCGCCGACATATTGTTAGCAGTTGGAATGCCGATCGCATAGCAGTCATGTCACTTCCACCGTGTCATACACTGTTCCAATTTTACATTCAAGACGATGAATTGAGTTGCCAATTGTATCAAAGGTCAGTGGATGCACCTCTGGGATTGCCATTCAACATTGCCAGTTACAGTTTACTTACACATATGTTCGCTCAGATACTAGGATTGAGGGTTGGAGAATTTATTCATACATCTGGCGATTTACACATTTATAACAATCAAATCGATGGTATAAAACTACAACTAGAGAGAGAACCTTTTCCAGGACCAACATTAGAAATGCCCGAGTTTTCAACTTTAGACGAATTAATAAAAACAACGCCAAGTCAATATAAATTAATAAATTACCAACATCATGCTGAAATTAAAATGCCATTTGCAGTATAATCAAAATCTCAATAGCACAAAAAGGAACTCACCTTATGTATCGCATCATCAATAGAAATGCAGACGGAACACACACTCACACGACCGTGAGCGAAAAACCCGATTTCAGCACTGTGTCATGGTTCAGCGAAAGCAGTGACGGCGAACTGATTCCACATGTAAATGGAGTCGAAATTGCTGCCGGTCATCACAGTGGAGTATTGAGCAGTCGGTTTAGAGAAATACAGCATAACCTGTTTGCACAATACTACGACACTGTCAACAGTACAGATTTGCCGTACGCTGAATCCTATGTCAAAAGAGAGAAAAATGGTACAATATGAACACCAAAGACAGTTCGCATGGCGGCCTGTACTTACCACCAGTGGCAAATGGGTATGGTGGCGTCATTGCGTAAAACTGATGAAAATATATTGGGGGCCCGCGGGCGAACCTCCTGTAGTAGACGCAGAGTATTACACCGAAGGCGAATGGTTGTTAGAAACAATTAAAAATGATTACTCTAATAAAAAACCGCTGCCTCCAAAGTTTGCTAAGAGTGCGATTTCAAATGCCTCAAACAAGTGAACTTGATATAGTTTGGCGAGAACGCTACGCTTACTGGCCTGTGCGTAGTACTTGGAGTAAAAAGCGTATTTTTTTAGCAAAATACTGGCATGGACAAATCCATTATAATATAATGGGCGGGCCTCCTTTTACAAAATCTAATTGGGTAATAATTTTAACAGAAAACCAATATCTGTTAAAATTGTTGTGCGAGGATAAAGCAAAATGGCAACATCCTCGCACAAAGTAACTATTCGTCTCCGTATACTTCTAGTACTTCTTTTACTGCCGGATGTCTCTCAACATCTTTCTTTTGAAAATTAACAACGTCAATACTTGATGTATTTTTCTTCTCTAGATGTTTTAAGAAATCTAACAATCCGTTGTCGGTTAAGCGATCTGCTTGATGTAAATCACCAGTGACAGCCATTTGAGATCCTTCACCTAAACGTGTCAACAACATCTTCATTTGATTAGGAGTTGCGTTTTGCATTTCATCTGCAATAATGTAAGAATTTTTGAATGTTCTTCCTCTCATATACGACAATGGAGCAATTTCAATTATGCCTTCTTGAATCATACCTTCAATTTCGTAACTAGAAAAATATTCTCTAAGTACATCAAATATAGGTCTAGTCCAAGGAGCCATTTTTTGCTCAAGTGTTCCCGGTAAAGCACCTAGATCTTCATCAACTGATACTGCTGGTCGTGTAACAATAATTTTGTCAACTGCACCTTCTTTGAATTGTTTAACTGCTACTTGCACAGCCAATAAAGTTTTGCCTGTTCCTGCTGGACCTATTCCGAAGACTATGTCTTTTTGCTCGTCGAGCAGTTTTAGCACGTAGTTTTCCTGATTTCTATTTCTTGGAAGGATATTTACTTGTTTGACTTTAGAAAAAGTATTAATATTAACTATGTTAGTTGATTTTTGCTGCTTTCGAGAAGCTCTTTTTGCACCCATTAAGTGTCCTCCTTTGGGGTTATATAGTAGGACTGTTTGCTCGTAGGAGCAATTGTCCTACAAAAATATTTAGCATCATTGCTCAAAGAAAATAATACAGGTTAAGTTTTCTCTTGCGATAAATAAGTATAACAAGGTAGGCTAATCAACATGCATGATGTACTTGACATTATAAAAAACATAGAAAATATTTACGAGTCTGACACTGCTTTTCAAATTCTAAAAGATTTTGAACGTGTACTAGACGAACTAGATATCTACGTTTATAAAAACTGGGAAAACGGAGAACTAGCAGCAGGTCCAGATATTGATCGGCATTGGGTGACATGTACATTCATGTGGCCAAAAAAAGAAATGCCAGATCCTATGGGAGGAAAAAGACTTTTAGATTACGATTGTAAAGTTAGATATAAAAAATCTAAGCTAATTAAACCAAGAAAAATTCGCAAACCTGGTGACATTCGCCCAGGATCTAAAAAGGGTAAATTAGATTTGTCTCCAATATGGTTAGTCGAAATACAAATGCCTAAAAAATTAATAACTGATATTTACACAGGTTATCTTGAACAACTTCTTGATTCACCAAAAGATGAAGTTAGTATACAGACTGCAGAACAACCTGCAGATGATCTTTCTATGGAAGGCGGTGGTGATCTCGGCGGCGGCGAACCAGCGGCTGGAGGTGATATGCTATGACACTTAGAAGTGGAGATCTAAGAGACCTTGTTTATCATATTTTTGAGATAGATGGTTTTAAATCAAAAATGGGGTCAGATGAAGATATAATCACCATCAGTTTCAGTGTAAAAACCAAAGAGGCCGCAGACGACCTAGAAAACTTTTTAGAAAAAGGTTATATTTTTGTCTTAGATGCAGAAGCTACTGCAGGTGAACAAAGAGACGGAACCTACAAAGTTTTTATTGAAATAGAAAGAGACAGGCAAGCAATCGATCAAATTTTAGAAATTGCAGACGGTATCTATAAAATTACTAATATTGATCAATTAAAATTTCGTTATTATAAAAATTGGCGCAGTAAAGATTTAACAAAAGAAAATCTTGAACAGGTACTTCCGTTGGATTCAAAAAACTATGGTTTAAATACAAATGAATCTAATATGAGCAATTACAAAAATTTTTTCAACAAGAGTTTTGTAGAATCAATAGATATGTGGGATGATATTCTAAGAATAAAAAAAAGCTATGCAGAGCCTGTGTATTTTAAATTTATAAATTTTGGTGATGCAGTATCGATTAAAAACAACATTGTCGAAAGTCTAGATGTTAACGGATTTTCTGAAATTATTTACCTCAGTAAATATATCGGTGATTATAATATAACCAAGTATGGTAATAAAATTGTAATGGAAAATAATGATAAAGCTGTCGTACTTGAAAGAATACAAACCTAAGGAAACAGTTATGAAATACATTGCATTGATATTGGGTGTTTTATTTCTAGCTAGCAGCGGATTAGGAATTTGGTATTATCGTACTTCTCAACAAACTATACAAACTTTAACTAGTAATAATGCTCAATTAGAACTTGGTATAAGTCTAAATGAAGAGACCATTGAAGATCTTGAAACATTTTACAGTGAAGCACAAGAACGATTAGAACAATTAAACGAAGAAAACATATTGATTAGAAGAAGAAATAATTTTTTAGTTGAAAGATTTGCAGACAGCGATATAAGCGTAGCTGCCGAAGCAAGACCAGAACTAGTGGAAAGATTAATTAATCGAGGAACTGCAAATGCATTTAGATGTTTAGAATTGTTAAGCGGCTCACCACTAAGT